CAGAAGAAGCACGAGATCCTTTCTTCTCTCGCTCACTTGCATCTACTGCTTTTGCAGCCCCACCGATAGAGGCTCTTGGTGAAGAGGGGTACAGGCAGGCGATGCCTGCACAATCGTTTCAAGAGATGGCTCGCACGGGTGCTTTGTACGGTGGAGGTGCAACACAGCAAGCTAGAGACTTGCTTAGACAAGCACAAGGCTTTGGTCGTGACTTTATCGGGACAGGCGCACTTGCAGGTAGTATCCTGAACCCAAGCACTGTTGAACAAGGTGCTACCCTAGCAAACATTGCACGAGAAGCAGGTAGGCAGCGATACGGCTCGTTTGCAAGGTTCCTTCCACAAGCACCCGCATTGAGTGAGGACTGGTTTGCTCAACCTGACACACCTCAAATTGGTAATCAGACATTTGCAGATTTCCTAACCCAGAAGATATTTGGTGGCTAAATGGTTAGTCCTATTGACATCTTTGACCAGCTATCGGATACCGCTGAAGGTCGGCGTATTGGGTTTGAGACTTTCCTCAATAGATTTACACGGCAAGGGCAACCTCGTGGTGTAGGACAAGTCACCCCGTTTAATCGCCCATTCTTTTCTAATCTCAGAGATCAGGCTGAAAACGAGTTTTTTGCCGACGTTGGCAGCAGGCTTCGGGGCAACGCTGCCCCACTTACGTTTACTGAGTTCCTGAACGATAATTTCAACCTTGGCAGGCGCGCTAGGCGTGCGCCGACACAGCAAATGGGCACTGGAACCTCTCGCTTCGCATCCCCGGCTCGCTTCTTATTCAACCAATAGGGGGATTGAATGACACAGCCTCCTTTTTCTGGGAACGACTTCTTTGACCAGATCGACAGCGTTGCTCGTAATCTAACGGGGAACGCTTTTCGGCTTAAGCGTGACGATCCCGACGCTCCCCAGAAGTTCACTGAATTTGTAGCCCAGAGCGAGCAAGAGTTCAATGCGACCCAGCCACAAGTAGCCCCGCAATCGTTCCGCGACTTCGAGCAGGGTGGATTCCAGATACATCCGGGTGGAAAAGATGATGACTTTTTCCCTACGGCTGAAACTTTGGCTGATGCGAGAGCCAATTTAAGAATGGGGCAGCCACGGGCAGATGTCACTGCTGCTGCACAGCCGAGCCAAGGGCTGCTAGATACATTCTTTAACGAAAATGTGCTAGGACAGGGATTACTGGGATTTGCGCGCCACCTCGCTGAAGGAGAAGAAAAGATACGACATGGTGCAGGTGGACTTGGGGCTGAAATTCGCCCATTGGTTCCCGGTGTAGAAGAAACTCCTTTCGATGTGGCTTTTCAAGAAGCCCGTGACAATGGCTTATCAATTCGTGATGCATTTGCTGTTGCCGCTCCGTTCTCTGAGCAGCGAGATTTCAATGTTGGGGAACTTATAAACCCGCTTAAGAACCCGTTAATAACTACCCCGTTTGCCTTGCCCCAGCAAATCTTTATGGGAGCCAATGCACCCGGACGCACATCTCGCGATCCGGGTGACGCGCCAGTTGACTTCACACTGGGTACGGCTGATATTGGATCTGAACTAATCAGCCCACTGAACTTCTTGCCCGGCCTTGGTACTCCAGGACTTGTCACTAGACCTGCCCGTGCTGCTGTAAGGGGAACAAAAGCTGCTGCTGGTGCAGCCTTAAAAGCAGGAGAAGACTACGCAGCAGCAGTCGGTCGCACTGGCGTACCCAACGTGCTTGATCCTGTGCCACCTCGTGTTTCCGCTGGTATGGCTGGTGACGCTGCTGCTAGGGGGGCTGGTGATGTTGAGCCTATACGTGTATTCCACGGCTCTGATGCAGAGTTCAACATTGCTGACATAGAGTCTTCTGTGCCGAGTTACGAAGGTGGGTTAGGACAGGGTATTTACGTTGCTCCTGATGCAGAGACAGCAGGTATATACGGGCGTAACGTGCAAGAAACAGAACTGCGCCTGAAAAACCCTCTTGAAATAGACCCTGAGAACTTCAACACTTATCGTGAGCCGCCTGAACTTATAGACGATTTGGCTGAAGGTAGAGTTGATAGCATCCTTATAGGCGAGTCAATGATGCCGTTCGATGTGCGGATTGGAGGCAAGTGGCATCAGGTTCGTGATGGTCAAGACCTTGAAGACATTGGCGGTCTTGCTCGTGAAGCTGGTCACGATGGCGTTATTGCCACACGCTTACGAGCGCAGGACGAGATTCTTGTATTCGACAAGAGTGCGTTAGGTGCGCCGCCTACTGTTCGCCCAGATGTAACCGCTGCCCGTGGCATACCAGAAGACGCTGCCGCTGTTGCTAGGGGGGCTGGTGGGGATGGGCTTCGTTTTGACCCTGCCACGAACACTTACAATGGCGATCCTCTAATTCGCGGAGATATTCTGGTTGATGATTCAGGACGGCAACTTCAAGTTGAGCGTCCGAGTGGATTCACCATCGAAGCCCAGATTCTTGATGAGGCTGGTGTAGCGAAGCCCGGAGAGTTTACGTCGTTCGATATTGATGATTTCCCGGGTAATGATCGTTTCTTGAATGTAAGGCGAACGGGACGTAATGCTTTTGACGAAGCCCCCACCACTCCAGCCACAGGGCGGGCTGCTGCTCGCCAAGTAACCCCGCAGCAGCAGGCGATCATAGATGACGTTGGCACTGGCGCGCTGCCTGCTGATATTGATGTTGCGCCTGACGTTGCTGCTGGTGGTGGCAGGCGGGTAGAAACTGAAATGCCTGGTATGCAGGAACTTCGTGACCGTAAGATTGTTACCCCGAAAACCGAAAATGCACAAAAAGTTGCAGTGCGACAAGTTCATATTGCTAACGAGATTCCAATAGACGAAGAACTGGTTCAGGTATCAGCACAAAGAGCAATAGAGAATCAAGCGAAGGCAGTTAGCGCAGTAGACAAAATTGAAGAGTTCCTGTCTGTGGCAGATGCCGCTGTAAAAGAGTCTGCCGAAGAAACTGCACGTTTACGAAGGCAGGGTGTTGCCATAGGGCGCGAGAGGGCAAAAGGAATACTTGACCCAGCGAAAGCATTCAGGGCATTCAGGAGTGGACAGGCTGGACAAAAGAGATCACGGCAGGTCTTTGAGCCTATTATCGACCCTGAGACAAAGATTTATGGTGGAATGCCAGAGGGAGTCTTGCCTGGAGACTTATTGCCAACAGAAGCTGCGCGCCTAATAGGAGTGACGAGCGAAGACCTTGCATCGCTTTACAGGGCTATTGAAGCGAAGTGGCCCATAGACAGTAACCTTTCATGGAAGAATGGGCAGGCGCAGGAAGGACTCACAAAGGTTCTACTTGGGGATGTTCCGCAACCAGCAGAATTGAAGGCTTTACGAGAGGTTTTTGGTGATGGATGGATAAAGCAGTTACTGAAGCGCAAGCCAGGTCGCTATAAAGATATAGCTTACGACTTGGGGTTTCTGCTTGCCAAGACCTTGCGTTCATCATTTGACTATTCAGCCATGTTACGCCAGTTGGCTGTTTATACAATAAACCCCCGCAGGGTTAAGCAGACTGCCCCAAGTCTGAAAAGGATGTTCTGGGTAGGGTTTACTAAGGGTGATCCAGAGAAACTTGCCAAGCAGTTAAATGACGAGTTGATCGACCCTATAAAAAATAAACACGTTAATAGGCTACTTGACCAGCAGGCTACAAATAAGATTCAACTGCACGAGATATCTGAGTCTGGAGCAATTCAGTTTTCAGATAAAGAAGAAATCTATATGTCTAACATCACTGCTATGCTTCCAGGCTTAGGCAAGGATGTTCAAAAGATATTTGGTCGTCAAGTCCCGAAACCCATCAGGCACGGTATCAGTGCAACATTATTCCCGATACGAGTCATAGGTAAAGGTGTTCGCCGTTCTGAATTAATGTTCGCAACTGCTATCAACCAGACGCGTATGCGTGTTGCCGGTGCCACGCTGGACAACTGGGATGAAGTCACAAAGATTACGGGGGTTCCTATTCAGCAGGGTTCGATAGATGAGTTGATACACGGTGTAAACGTAGTTACTGGACGAGGTGACTTACCGAGATTCTTAAGTGGACAGCAAGGCAGCAAGTGGATGGCAGCAATCTTCTGGGCACCTAAGTTGGCAGTTTCAAGATTCCAGGCACCCCTTATAGGTGCAAGAGGGCTTGTGGAAGCAGGTGCCTCTGGCCTAGCCAAGGTAACCAAGGCAGATCCTAACAGTTTACTTTCTCGTGTCGGTAATTCGCCGGGAGCGCGAGCGCGCAAAGAGGTGGCAAAAGACCTTGTAACTTTCGTTGCTACGGGAATGACGATTCTCACAGCACTAGATAAGTTTGGCATTGCAGAAGTTGAAACAGACTGTCGTTCATCAGACTTTGGCAAGGGCAAAATAGGCAGCATTAGAATTGACTTCTGGGGAGGGTTCCAGCAACCGGCACGGTATACATGCCAGGTAATGGCTGGTGTTCAGAAGCGGCTTTCTGGTGAGAATAAAGGTGAACTCGTCAGGCTTGGCGCATTTAATGCCACAGTCGGTGAAGAAGCAGCGCGATCTAAGCGAACAGGTAAGCCAGGCCCCCTGGCGAACAGACTCGACTTGCTTTTCAGATTCGTACAATCTAAGGTTTCGCCGGGATTGCCAGCACTCGCTGTGAACGAAATGCGCGGACAGACGTTTCTTGGTGACGCACTAAACGAACCAGCCCCCCTGTTCGGACAGGACACAGGCCCGTCTATGACTGTTCGTGAGCGAGAAGCTATTCATCAAGTTCTGCCTCTCTTTGGGATAGATGTTATTGAGGCAATAGAAGAGGCTGGGCTTGCAATGGGTGCCCTCTTTGGTCTTGGTGCTGGAGGAGGTATTGGTGTGCAGACATTTGGAGAAGAGGGTACTGGGCGATTTGATGACTCAACCGCAACACAAATCGGTGGCCCAGTGCTATTCAAATAACACGGCTAAATTGCAACATAATATAGAACACGATACTATTGCTTTTACAACTGAATAAGGTTTCACGATAATTTTACGAGGACTTTTATGGTCACACCAAACGAGGTGGTTGACTCCTCTGAGAATGAATCCTCCCTAGAAACAACCGATTCCCTCCCTTCTGGTGACGAGTTGATTATCCCTGCCGATTGGGATGAACAGCAGTCTGAACCAGTAGCGACGGAAGAAGTTAGTGCAACTAGCGACGAAGCAATCTCCGACGAGACACCCCCCGAACCCGATGAAACCTCAGAGATAACCGAAGAATCGGCTGTAGCTGAGGTGACCCCCGACGAGACTACTGCTGACGAAGTAGAGACTCCAGAAGAATCTGGAAGAATGCGGACTCAGGAAGAATGGTCTAAGCGAGAGTCATCTATCAGGCAGCGCGAGAATGAGCGCGAGAATGAGATGTACGCCCTGAGAAATCAGGTAGCGCAACTTCAGGCAACGTACTCAGATCAGATCTTAGAAGCAGAAGTTCGTGGTTATGAACAGTCGATTCAACAGGAACTTCTAGCAGAAGGCCACGATGAGGCAGGGGCTAATAGGCTTGCGAAACGGCAAGCTAATACTGCCAAGGCTTCGTATCAAGCTGAACAAAGGGCTAATGCCTTAGAGCAGCAGCTTCATCAGGTAAATCAATCTGCTGAAATTACTTCTAAGAATGCTTCGGTAAACGAAATGATGCGACAGCACGGTGTCCCAGAAAGCCAGCGAGCATTGCTCCAGGGCTATTCAGATCCCGCTATGGTCGTAGAGGCAGCAAAGGTTCTTGGCGAAGCTGAGAGCCTACGAAAACAACAAATATCGGCTAAACAGGCAGAAGTTCCTTCCGGTGGCGAGGCTAATACCTTCGACGGCGGTGTTGGGCAGGGTGGCACAATAACAGATCAGCAGTGGCTGGAGACTGTTTATGCACAGGGCAATTCTAACGATCATGCCCGTGCAAATAAGGTCATGCGTTCCATGGGAGTCAACCTTGGTTAGCCTCAAGGACAACTAAAAATGGCAACTGGACAAACTATCACTGATAGTTTGAGCGACTCGCTACCTACGGTGGTAAGTGCGGCTCGAAATGTCCGTGAGTACAAGGGTGTAATGACCCAAATTGTTGACAAGCAGACGCTTGGCGCGGGTGTTGGCAATAACTGGCGAGAGATTGATCTTGCCAAACTAACTGCTCAGGCAATCACAGAGACAACTGAGGAAGACAACCCTCAAGAACTCTCTGACAGTGCGATTTCTGTAATCCCTTCGGTTATTTCGGTTCACACAGTCATTACTGACCGTGCTGCTCGAAACGTATCGAAGAACGTCTTCGCTAAAGTTGGCTCACTTGGTCAGCAGGCGATTGAACGACAGAAAGACAAGGACGGTCTGACTGTTCTTGACGGTGCGACTACTTCTCTTTGTGGTGCAGGTACTACTCTTACGAGTGGTCACATTGCAGCCGCCGCTTATCGCATTCGCGGCAACACGAGTGAGCCTTGGGATGGCCCCATTGCATTCGTGCTTCACTCCTTCCAGATGAAAGACCTGTTTGACGAACTGGTAGCCGGTGTTGGAACTTACGACATCTCTAAGGGTCTAACGGCTGATGTTTTCAAGAATTCATTCAACTTGCCTATTGCAAACGCACAGGCATACACGGATGACAACATCACTATTGACTCCGCTGACGATGCCAAGAGTGGAGTATTTGCATCTGGTGCAAACGGTGCGATTATCTTGGTTCAGGCTCGAATGCCTTGGGTAAAGACTATTCGTAACGAGAAACTTGGTGGCGGTGCTACTGAGGTTCTTCACAGGGACGAGTATGCTTACGGAGAACGTTCTTCAGGTAACTGGCTCTACGAAATCCTGTCGGATGCAACTACTCCTACATCGTAGAGAGACTAACTAATTAGTCCCAAACCCGCCTTATCGGTTAGGGGACGAGGTAATAAAAAATGGCTATAAACGCACAAGGAGAAGTCGGACGTATCCGACTTTTCTACGACTTCTACGGCGAAGACTCAATCGCAGGTACTGCTGAACTTCGACCGCTCGGCCCTTTTTGTGTCGGTGGTCAGGGTAGTGCTGAAGTTGACGCTGGTGTTCCAACCATTGCCGGGATTCTTTCTGGTGCTGGTCGGCTTACCACAACTAACGAAGATAACCACACTACGATGGTTGGCACTCAGGCAGCATTTGATGTTGCCCTTAGTGGAACCCTTGTTCTTGAAACTCGTGTTCAAATGGAAAACCTCGATACTAAAGAGGTATTCATTGGCTTTTCAGACATTGCGCCTGAAACGCTTTCAATCGAAACGGACATCCTCACGGGTGCTACTGCAACGATAACGAATACCGCTTCGGACTTCGTTGGTTTCTTCTTGTCAGCGGAACTTAGTGATGACGAAGATTGGCACGCTGTTTACAACGGTGGAACTGCCAGTGCTGTTACAGCTTCTACGTCATTAGACTTGGACGATGACGCTGTTGCTGGTGAGTGGCAAATTCTTAGGCTTGAAATTGCGCCTAACGGTGACACTCGTTGGTACATTGACGGTGACTTGAAAAAGACCGTTGCGGGTGCTGCTTCTACCTCTGTCAACCTTGGCCTTTGTGTCGGTGTTGAAGCGAAGGGGAACGCTATTGAGACTCTTGACGTAGATTACATTCTCGTCAAGGCAAACCGTGACTGGAACGCCTAGTCAATAGGTAAATGAGGCCCTCGCCCTTCGGGGCGGGGGCAACAACTAATGCGGGGCTAGAGGAGTCAAATGATTGATGCAATAGCTTTTCATGTCTCTGATGACGAGCCTTCGTTCCTGTTACGTGAATACGATGCTGACAAACCGGGTCACGGTTCACATCGCTTTCAAGAATTAAAAGTTGTTAGAAACGATAGAATAGCCACGTATAAAGAGGTGCTTGGGAGGTCTGATTTATTTGCTGGGGCAAAGTCGATTAACATTATTGGTGGTGACCCTGTTAGTGGTGGAGTTTATGAAACAGTAGGTAGTCTTCGTGATATGGCAAATGAAATGCGTTTGAAGGGATTCTCGGATGACGCATACGATGTATCGCCAACAGGAACACCTGAGCAATGGGCTGAGGCGTATCACGATGAGCGTGCAAAGCGTGAAGCCCGAAAGAGGAAGAACTAATGGCCGTTACAAAAGAACAGTTATCAACTATGGCAGAGATGGGCAATAACAGCCTTGACGGAACATCTGTGCATGAACTTGCTTTAGAAGCGCAAGATGCTATTGATGACACCGATCTGAAGGCAGGTCAGTTTACTCATACTCCAACAGCAGATGATCTGTTTGCCACGATTGTTGAAGAAGCATCATCGGCAGGCAAGTCTGTTGTTTATGACATTCGTAACGGAGAGGCTTCAATTGTTAATAACAACATGCTGCCAACTCAACTAGGTAAAACTGACCCTGAAACTGGGAAGCGGATATTTACTACTCGTCGAGCAGATGCTCCACCAGTTAGCCGTGGAGAGTACCTTTGCTTACTGCATGAGAACCACTCTGACCGTGAATACCACAAGAGTCTTGGACTTGGTACTTGCAATAAGTCGAACCTTCGCACGATGCTTGACGTTAGAACCCATGCACAAAACCGTCACAGGGCTGAGTGGGCTGCTATTACTGAGGCTCGTGACCAGGAGCGAGAAGACCAAGAACGTAAGATTCGGGAACTTACTCTTTCACAATTGATGCCAGGTGGCAGTTCACAAGCTGCTACTGATGTCACACAGCCCGTAGAAGCTGCTCCAGCACCCGAAGTGCCTGTTGAGGTTTGGAAGACCTCCTCTGGAACGTGTCCTCAGTGCGAATGGACAAATAGCGCACCAAAAGGCAGATCGCGTACGGCAGCGTACTACATACATAAAAAGACTCACGCTTAGAGGTTTGCTATCGCAGTCCTAATATCCCAAACCAGAGAAGAAATTGCCGCAAGTATTGGTGAGCAGTATGGAGGCTATGAGTCGCATACGGCTACTTCCGGTGGCTCTACCTCTACCTTTATTGACGCAGAACTAGAAGCCACAGATGACTACATCAACGGCTGGTACTGGCGCGGGACATCAGGAACGAATGACGAGGTAATCAGGTTAGTCAATGACTATACCGGCTCTTCTACCACAGGGACGCTACGTGGTGATGCTCTGGCAGCGACCGTAGCTGACGGGGATACCTACGAACTCTGGCAGAGAGACTTAGACCCACGGAGGGTGCATCGTGCGATCAATCGTGCTATACGTGCGATACCTCGCAAGGGTTCTCCACCGCTACGTGACATATCCTTACATACTTCTTCTGCGATAAATAACTTCTCCATTCCGACTTCTGTGGTTGGTATCAACAAGATTCAGGTTCGCCTGAATCAAACTGAGAAGGTTATTGAGAACTGTAACGGCGCATGGTCTGAGTCTTCAGGTACTGGCGTAACAGTCTCCGCTGAGACAGAAGACCGGCGCGAGGGTTCCGCATCTAACAAGTTCGTGATAACGGGGTCTGGCACTGCGGGAGACATCATTGCTTCCCAGACGGTGAGCCTTGACCTCTCGAAGTTCACGCACGCTGAGTTCTGGTTCAAGTCCACAGTCACGCTCACTTCCGGTCAGGTGAAGCTAGTTCTCTCGACTACGGCTAACGCCGCTACTGAGACAGAACTACTGAGTTTGCCTGCTATTACAGCCGGGACATGGACATACGTGAGACTGGCACTTTCCAACCCGCTGTCTGACTCGGCGATTATTTCAGTTGGCCTTGAGTACGACGTTGATATCGGTGCGGTTACTTACCAGATAGACGCAATCAGGGGCACAGTCGCTAACTCAGAAGACTGGGTGACCATCCACCGGAACGCTATCAAATGGGACAAGGACAACCGTTCGTTCTCTATCAACTACGCTGACGCACCGGCTGGTGCTTCATATGCCCTCATCAAATTATCTGGGGTAAAGAAGCCAACTGAGTTAGACGCAGATGCGACCTCATGTGATGTGGAGCCTGAGTACCTAATAAACAAGGCAACCGCCATGTTGCTTCGTTCTCGTGGTGACCGTCGTGATGGCAACAGAGATGCTGCATATCTTGAAGCAGATCAGTACGAGGCACTGGCTCTTGGCGCGCTAACAAGCCAGCAGGCTCCGAGTGGGACAGTTTGGATTGATGACTAATGGCGTGGAAGCAACTTGGGCAACTGATGCCCACAGATACTAACGCCGCCAGTCTTTTTTCCCCAACACGAGGTTTTGAGTACCGTGTAGACGTTATCTACATCACTGAAGTTGCGGGGGGAACTGCTACTTACCGTGTCTTTGTTGACGATGACGGGTCAACTTATGCCAACACCACTGCTATCGTCTTCGATACAGCCGCAGTAGCGAATGCTTCTGTTCGGCTAGAAGGCCCGTTTTACATGAATAATCCTGCTGGGAATATCGCCGTAAGATCGTCGATAGCGAGCAACATTACCTTCACAGCGTTCGGAGTAGAACGGAGGATTGGGTAATGGCTAACGACCGCGCCGTGCAGCGTAACTCAATCGTCATTGACAATAAATCGTACCGGACTAAGGGCAAGGTTCGCCTGTTCGATGCGTCCCAGCAACCGGGCAAGATCGTCATTGGGGAGTCCTCTGCGGCAGACAACCCGCACGCTTCTGAGTGGAACATGGGGGACTTCCGTGGTGGTATCGGCATAGAGATTGCCGACCCGACGAAGGACGCTGACAGGGCGTGGTACTCCACTGCGAATCTGCGCTACAAAGACCGCACGATGTTACAGCCACTTGTAACGCTGACAGAGAACAGTCCAACGACTGAGGTTCAGACTCTCACTGATTTCAAGGACGCTATGTATGGCACATTTGAAACTTCTGTTCACTTATATAACAGTGTTTCAGACACCTGGGGTTCATCGCTTCGCACACTGGCGAGCAACGCAACCGATGCCAAGCGTGGGCTTGTTGGTGGCACAGACACACTGGCTATCGCTACTGGCTCCGATCTTGACTATGCAACCAGTTCGTCAGTGTGGGCGCGTAACACAACCGATATCAAGTACATAGCGTTCTTCAAGGATTTACTGTGGGGCATTAACCAAGCTGGTCAACTCTATTACACAGATGACCTTTCAACTGATTGGTCTACTGATGCCAAGTTGCAGTTGCCCGATAACTACATTGGTGGACTGTTGATTGCTCGTGGGCCTGACCGTGAAGAACACATATATGCAGCAACCAAAGTGGGGTTGTACGTCCATGACGATATCAACCAGCGGTTCTTGCCGACTGACCTCAAGTTGCCGTTCCACCCGGACTCCGGTAAGGGTGCAACCGTATGGCGTGGATCAATCTATTTCCCTGCTGGCAACTCTATTTACAAGTTCCAGGCTGGTAGCGACCAAACTGTCGTTGTTCCTGTGGGGCCAGATCGTGACTACGGTTTGCCTTCAGACAGGCGTGGCAAGATCACATCCCTTGTAGGCTCACATAATGACCTCTTGGTGCTTGTTGACGCTACTGAAGCCTCTGGTGTGGCTGCTCTTGGTGCGGCTACTCGTGGTGTTGGCACTCATCACGGTGTTACAGCAAACGCTGGGCAAGGGTTCTCCACTATCCTTGGCAATGATGAACGTGGCTATGATGTTAAATGGGCATCAGATGATGTTGGCGCAAGCCTGACAGCCGCTGAAGTATCTAATGCTCACAGTGGATACCGTATGTGGTGGGGTGCTGGTAAAGGCGTGTACTACATGCCTCTGCCTGTTGACGTTGTGAATCCTCTTCAGAATCCTACGGGAACCTTTGCGGCAGGGGCGACGTTAGAGACACCTTGGAATGATTTCAATATCCGTAACCAGACGAAGGTTGCGTTGGATGTTCTTGTTGAAACTGTCAACCCGACTTCCAGTGAGACAGTCAAAGTCGAGTACGCTACCAACTACAATGACGAAGCGTACACGGTGCTGGACAACAGCGTTACGACTAACGGATTGATAGCCACTACGGGGGAATCCAAGTTTCGCATTATCGTTGGTGGCGACCCTATTGGTGAAGTCTTCCGTTCGATCAAGTTCCGTGTGACGTTCGCTCGTGGTTCTACTACTACTAACACGCCCCAACTTATCAAGATGACACTGGTATGGCGCGCTGTGGTTGCTCTTTTGTGGGGCGTTTCTGCTGACATTGATGTGAACGAAGTGTCGCCTGACGGACGTAACACAGTGCAACAGATCGTTGACCTGAAATCAGCCCTTGCTTCGGGCACTCTTGTTGAAGTTACATACAGGAACGATAATACCGACAGCCAGAACTACTACATGGATATGGCTGATCTTCAGAGCATGGAAGAGGCGGGCGGGGAGTCAGAAGTTGGTGTATTCCGAACCAACTTTGTAGAGCCTAGGCAGTCGAGGGACAGATAGTGGTTCAGTCCTTTAGAACCAAGCGACCTGCTACGACACGCACAGTTACGGGGGCCTTAGTTGAGGAGGTTCCTGAATGGTGGACTGGTTCCCAGCCTGAGTACTGGGTTTACCGTGCAATTATCAGAACTGGTAGACTGGAAGAAGCCGGTGACTTTATATTTCAGGTGAAACAATTCGGTGGTAGGCATATTCGTGGCGGGACTATTGTTGATTTCATCATACGCAGCCCTTATGTGGGCATAAATGTCCAATCTAAGTATTACCATAACCGCACAACCGACCAGAGAGCGCATGACGCTATCCAGCGTGCAACACTTGAGGCTAGTGGTTTGCGGGTAGAATTTATTCAAGAAGAAGAAGCCATCAACAGCCCAGATGAAGCTGTTCGAGAGGCTCTCGCTGGCACTCGCGGCAAAGGGCCACAAGGAATTTAGACAATGGCACAAGAAGATGTACGCCTTAGCGGAACCTTTTTAGATAGCGCAGGTAACGCTCTTGCAGACAAGACAGTAACCCTGTTTTCTGAAGGAACGATCACGCCTGCGCTTACTACGGATACCACCGACTCTTCTGGTGAATGGGACTTCACGCGCACCACTCCTGGCAGGTATGACGTTCAGTTGGTCACTGGGACGCAGACTTACCGCATTCTTGGGCGAGACAAATTCCAAGTTACAGAACTACAGGCTCGCAACGCAACGTCACTCACTCAGCCAGCCGGGATCTTCACTAACACGTACACCAACGGTGGTGCTGCTGCTGCTGGTCTTACCGCAATCCACAGTTTCCGTCCAGCGACTGAATCATCGGGTGTTGAATCAGCGGTTGCCGGTGTGAACGGCTCCAGTGTTTACAACGACTTCCAACTCACCAACTCAGCAACCACTCCTGAAGACTTCATTGCAGGACGGTTAGCGTTTGAAGCAGTAGACGTAGCTAACGGGTCAGAAGACTCTAAGTTGAACTTGTGGACAATGACAAACGGAACGCTCACTGAGGTATTGCACCTAGACGGAACCTCGCTTCACCCAGAAACCACTGACGGCGTATCACTTGGAACTAGCGCGCTGAACTTCAGTGACTTGTTCCTAGATAGTGGAGCGGTTATCAACCTTGACGGCGGCGATGTCACCCTCACCCACTCTTCTAACACCTTGACCGTAGCGGGTGGAACCTTTGCTACTGCTGCGTTGACAACTTCTACTATTGTTGCGTCGGGGATTGTAAAGACTGACGATTCAACCGATGCAACCTCAACAACTGACGGTTCACTTCAAACAGATGGTGGGTTGAGCGTAGTTAAAGATGCTGTAGTTGGTAATGACCTACATCTACTTTCGGATTCCGCTGTTTTCAATATGGGTGCTGGTAGCGACTTCTCTATCACTCACGATGGAACGACCGGAGCCACGCTCGCTGGTAATCCCATCGAGATTGACTCTGGCGGGAACATTACACTCGATGCACATACGGGTATTTTCATTTTTCAAGATGCAAATACTGAGATACTCAGGATTACTGAAAGTGGTTCTGGAGATGTCACCGTAAAGCTGGAAACCAACGGTAAAGACCTTATCTTTACTGATAACGGAGATGCCACTGGTCTAACGATTAAAGATGCAGCAGCAGGGATTGTGGTTCCCGGCGAGGTAATGACTACAAAGGTTAGTTATACCGATGGCGATGACGCTATAACGATAGCCGACGGTGGTGGAACTACGTTTGCACAGGACGCTGCGTTTTCTGGTGTTGTAGATATAACCGACACTACCGATGCCTCTGACGCTACCGGAGATACTGGTGCGTTGCGTACTGAGGGTGGCGCGAGTATCGCCAAGAAGCTGTACGTCGGTACTGACTTAGATGTTACTGGTAACACCACGCTAAACGGAAATGTAACTCTTGGTAATCATATCGATGATGTTATTACTATAACCGGTTCTATAGCTGGTGCTAACGCTGTGATCTTTGAGGGTAATTCGGCTGACGGTAGTGAGACTACCCTAGCGGTTGTAGACCCGACATCAGACCACACCGTTTATATGCCGAATCAAGGTGGCTATCTTGGTGTATTTGATGCAGCAAGCACAACGCAGATTACTGCTACACCAGCAGAGATCAACCTGATTGACGGCGGGACTGCCAGAGGTACGGATGCGGTAGGCGATGGCGACGGTGTCCTCATCAACGACGGTGGCACGATGAAGATGACCACCGTTCAGACTCTTGCTACTTATCTTGCAGGAGTAAACGCAGGAACAGTAACGTCTACAGGGCTGTCTGATTCTAGCGGTGTTCTTACAGTTGATATTCAGAACATGACTGCTTCAACGACGATTGCCGATGCTGATCTTGTTGTAATAGATGATGGTGCAGGTGGCACTCTCAGGAAAATGACTAGGGCAAACTTCATTGAAAGTGCTGCCTTAGATGCGATCAACATTGATGGCGGTGCTATTGACGGTGTAACACTAGGAACAAACTCAGCCGTAACTCAGGCTATTATCGACAGTATCAACATCAATGGCACAACTATAGGTCACACATCGGACACAGACCTACTTACTCTTACGAGTGCAAACCTAGCCGTGGCGGGTGACGTTGCGCTAGCAGCCACGAAGAAACTCATCCTCGACGGTGGCGGGGAGGAAACCTACATCTACGAAGAATCAGCCGACGACCTGCACATTGTTGTGGGTAACGTGGCGATGATTCAGATCGACCAAGACATTGCTACCACAGGGTCTATGGCATTCGGTGCTGGTGCAACACCTACGGCAGATCAAGCGTTTGTATTTAACCATGACTTCGGTGAAGTTACTGTTAACAACACCAACTTAGGGGTGGTTCTTACGCCTCGCGGAGTGGAGACAGGAGGGACGCACGGAGGAGGGCTTATCGGGATGCGTATTATTCCGTATCTCGGGGCTGCTAACACTCAGGCGTGGAATGCTGAGATAGGTGTAAAAGCCATTGAAGCCCGTATTCTTGACGGAACTTCTACAAGCAACTCATACACGGTAACTGGTGCTGCCGGTCTACATATCAAGCAAGCACAAAACAAAGGGAATATAACTCTTACTAACCAATACGGAGTCTACTTCGACGGTCTTACTGCGGCAACAAATGATTTCTACTTTGGGTTTGCTGCTAATGACACGACAGCGAACACGGGCAACGAATACGGTCGTATCCCGATTGCTGTCAACGGAACGACATTGAAATACCTACGGGTATATGACGATTAAGTTAGGAGACTTATGACAACAGTAGCGCAAATGAAAACAGCACTTGGACTCACTGAGAGCCAACTCACAAAGGTCACAGCGTACCTTGATCGTGTGTCGCCAAAGGTGGATGATAGCGATCCAGAGAATCCGGTGGCACGAGCAAACACGGTGAACGATTTCAAAGATCACGTTGTTGAGCATTACACTAATCTGGTTCAGTCGGACTTGAAGCAGCAGGTTGCTGCACCAGCGTTCGACTAAGAGGGGGGCAGTATGAAGTACGTGAAGATCGAAGAGATCAAGGGCTACGAAGATATTCGGATAAACGTCGGCACAGAAGACGAAGAGGAGATGCTGGACTCAAAGACAGCACTCAGGATGTTTGCGGTGAACTCGGAGCCGGGAGATGACGTTGAGGCGTGGGTGAAGGTGCAGAAGGTCATCGAGTCCATCGGCAGGTCGAACGGCTACATCGAAGTCGAGGACGACCACTGGGCGCAAGCCATGAAGAACAAGAAGAAGATCGCTGCTCAGGTGTTCGGTATAAACTGTCCGCAGATACTTGAGAACTTCGAT